TGCTCCAAAGCGTTCTGCGGCCGCTGTCTGCTTGGCAATCATTTGAGGGGTCGCTGGATTATGAAGAGGGGCGGCCGCATTTCTGGCTTGTATATCTAGAGAATTCGATAAGGTTCTTGCGTTAGCAGCAGCAGTATTCGCTAGAGCAGATGCTTCAGATGTTGCTGTTACAAGATCCTTTAGTTTTTGTAATGGAGGAAGAGCAGCCTTAGCAGCAGCTGCCACTCTATTTGCCAGGTTTGAGGCTGATAAATTATCACTATTTTCAAGAGCCTGATATGCAGAAAATGCTGCGGCGGCGCTTGCCGCTGTAGAAGCCGCATTAAGAAAGGGTGTATTTGCTACGACAGCTGTAGCCTGTGTCTCTAGAGCACCAACATACGCATTTGTTGTTGTAATTGCTACCGCATTCGCAGCAGTCTCTGCTGATACAGCCTTTGTAGCAGCCTCTTTAAGAAGATCAAGATTTCTCTTAGCTGTCGTTAGAGCAATCATATAATGGTGAGCTGTAGCCTTTTGATGTGTAGAGCCGGGTACAGCATTACAGTCAGCTGTTGCGGCAGCACATTCTAACTGAACAAAAGCAGTTGTAGCATTTGTAACCGCTGTATTCGCATCAGTTGAGATAGAAGAAGCCGTTGAATAGACAGCTTGAGCCGCTACATTTGCTAGATTTGATGATACTACAAGAGCATCAGCCGCAAGCTTCGCCTTTGCTACTAGATCAGCAAGGTCTATAAGATTCACATTGTTTACATTGTTCAAGGCATATTTTGCTTCGCACGCCGAGCGATAGGCTAACCTCGAGGCCTTTGTAGCAGCAATCGCAGAAGAAGCCGCAGCAACAGAGGCCGCTTGGGGAACAAGTGTATTCTGTAGATTTTTAGCATTCGCAGCAGCAGCCGCATCTTGTGAAAAGATTACACCGACTGAACCAGCATATGACCTTGGCGCAATAAGAGCCGCATCTAAGGCGGCTTGTACAGATCCAGCTGAATTAGAAAATGCGACAGCACGATTATCTAAATACGCGACTTTTTCTGGAATGCTTATATTACGTGGAGGAGACGCAGAGCGAACTCTTAATAATTTATTCTTCTTATCTACACAGCTACAATCACAATTACACCCTCCCCTAGGATAATTCCCACTTGAATCTGGGACCCAGGGGTTCGGAGGCTTCGTACAGCACTTATTTGGAGAAGATGAACGACTCATTTATTTATATATAGATATAAATTCAGAAGCGTTAATAAGCAAACATCATTGCTCCACGTCCACCATAGACACGAAATATATTATAGGTCTCAGCGAAAACATAACTCATATATCGATCCACAAAGTCATCATTAATTATACCAGTCTTTCCGTGAAATCCTAAGATCAAATGGAGTCTTTGAATCTTATCAAGATTCGCTTCACTACTCGGCATTGAAAAAGCTGTAAGACCATTCTGGATTCCAAAAGGGATATTGTAATAATATCTGTTTACCCACGGTGTCTTTCTCTGTTCAATAGAGGGCAACAAGGACCGAAATAAGGCTACATTCTCTGTACTGAACCGACATAAGGTTTCCGCGTAATTTAATGCTAACCAACGTAATGGCTCGGAATAAGACGTGGAAAATCCTGGCTTTAACGACCCATATATCCGCTCATCTAATCCTTGGGCATCTGGCCACCAAGGGGCATTCGGAGACTGAGCACCCGATAGATCTCTTGTCGCAAGAAAGAAGGCGTTATATCCTGGAGCCTCATACCTCTGCGAGTAAAAGAAGATATCCCGTGTCGGATTTGGTATAATTAGACGGATTCTAGATTGCTTAGTATTCTGGTTATCCACTGGATCCATTGTATAATGTTGAACAACAGGTACCTGGATATCTGCTAGACGAAATCTATTTGCCTCAGGTTTATCCAGATATATATATTCAACCAGGAGATAGGCATCCTTGATCTTATATGTTGATGGCATTGTGACTCCAGGGTATGCGGATACCTTTATTGGAACCTGGCCTGCTTCTAATCCAGGCATTATCTTACCCGCTGGATCCGCATAATAAAAGGATGAATCCGCCATTGGCCACAAGGACCCACCTGGTATATTTGTCTGAACCACATTTCCACTCGCATCTACAAGGCGTGAATCGGTATAATAGAGGCTTGTGATTGGATTGAAATCGACTGTAATACGCACCTCATCGACATTGAGAGCATCGATTGGCAAGAAACATCCTGGATCTCCACGACTGAACCAGAAGGGTAATAAGGTCACAACCTGCTGTGAGGTACTATCATTGCCAAAGGATGTCTGTGTAAATCCGTTCTCCTTTCTACAGATTTGACGACTCGTCTCTATAACCTTTTCTAAGGGATTCTGGAACTCATCGATCACTTCCATTAATCTCCCTGGAATCGCGTCCATCAAGGTTCCTCCAATCGATACAGATGCCCTATTGACTAGAGCGTGGCCTAGACTATTCGTCCAGCCAAAATGAGGTCCTATAAATTGTTGAGTCGATCCATTAATCTTTGTATTCTGAGCTGTAACCTGGGGTGTCTGTATATCTGGCATCTGTGTCACCAAGAAGACCCGACCAATCAGTTCACCCTGTGTGGGTAATCTGGCCACAGATGATTGACCAAAATCTGAGTTAACGTCGAAGTCAATTCGAGCCCAGTTTGTTGAGAATCTCCCTGCCTTTATAAGAACTGTGGAAAAGGCTGACAAATCTGGCTGATCCTTGGAACCTTGAAGGCGTTCATCCTGCATCCCTGTTGAGATGATCTTTAGCAAACTTGCCACCATCCTTCCTATTACCTTCTTCTCTTTGTTTATACCGTATACGAACGCTTAATCTATAAAGACCTTGTTACATAGGCCGTTCTCAAATCGCAACCACTGGATCGCAAAGGCCATTACACAGACCTCCCATTCACTATTGAGTCCCGATGGTGTCTTCACATCCAAGGTGAGTCTTAAAGAACTCAGTCGACTCGCATTGATTGTACCAGATGGATTATGTTCCCCTGGGTTTCTAGCGAGAGAATATCCGTAGATATAGGAATCATAGGCGACTTTGCCCGACTTATGAGCTCGAGAGATATGGGAACGAAACCAGGTCTCATCCTGCGCTATTAGATCCATTCCATTGGCCTGAATCTTCGCTGAGATTAATAAGGGTTCTAGAGGGCAATAGACTGGATCGTAATCCTTTTCCAAGGTCGCACTGTAATTCGTCCAGTCATTATTCAGAGTAATCGCCCCCTTACGACGTAAGAACCATACAATCTCCTCAATGGGTTGATTGGCCTCCAGAGGCAACTGGATTGTCACGATATCATTACTCGACTTGTTTACTACGTATTTCATTGGCTCTGTAAAGTCAAAGTGCTGTATCTCTCTGTAAGGACGCTCAAAGGCTTGCCGTAGTAGCATCTCACGATAGGGTCCATCCACTAAGACTCCGTAGGTTAGAAGCTGAATGTTCTTAAAGGAAGGTGGAACCGCAGCCGTTGTCACTGTGCTTATACGACTATTTGGTATTCTGGGGTCGTGAATCTGATAGTCCTTTGAGAGAGGTGTGTCCTCACAGGAAGCACGAGATCCAGATAGGATTCTGACACATTCATCAAAGCGCTTCAGAGTCACACGAATTCTGACAGTACCTGAGCGACACGATATGAGTGGAAATGTTGCTCTTAGACGTTCACGTAACATAGAAAATAGAAGGGGCACTGTGATCCAGCTATCCTCTGTCGGAAGAGCGCGCTTGCCATCCCAGGCTTTCACTTGGTCTATGGAATTATAGCCTTGAACATCAGCAATACCGAGTTGCGTATTCAAATCTGGAAATAAGGTACACACTACATGAACTGAATCCCCTGTGATTTTCTCTAAGATCTGGTCATCCATCTCAAGCGTGGCTTCTTTCAGGATTGTAGTACCCAAGGAGTTGATATAAGTCCAGGCACTAGATGGATTTATAAAGGCCGTTGACCCATTTCTCAGCTGCTCTCGTAGACCATTTGTAAGCCAATCTCCTAGTTGAATCTGTATAAAGAGTCCTCGAATTAGATCTCCACAATTGATATCTCCTAATTCAAAGGTGAAGCGTTGTCCGAATTCTGCGGGACCCCGAAAGGTAAATTCTCTTAAGACTGTACTTGATGGAATGGTTCTCATTCCTTCTTCACGTGTAAACCGGGTTATATTCGCATTCAATGGAAAAAGAATGTTATCTTGTATATCGCGTGATACAAGATCTAAGAGTGTTGTTGCGGTGCCCTTTGGTAGCTTTGTTCCATATCCATCTCTTTCATTGATATCCATCTATTCTCTAGTCTAACCCTTCACTTAAGTCCCGTGCTTCCAAACCCACCCGCGCCGCGCTGGGTCTCTGGAAGCGAATGAACATAGACGACCTCGGAAATATGCCCCATATCAGGCGCAATGATCTGGAATAGTCGCGTACCAGACTCAATCGCCTTGAAAGATGAACCAACTGAGATCACTGGAGCCATTAGCTCACCGCGGTAGGTTTTATCAATAATTCCGCGACCATTTGTCATCATAAACCCAGACTTATAAATGGATGAACGGGGCTCTAGGCTAAAGTTACAGTCCTCGCCGATTGCGAGATCCTGATTTGCCTGTGTATACCGGATCATTCGAGCCTTGACACCTAGGGGAACAAGAGTCGCAATGGTTGTGCTCGACTGATTCACAACTACCTTCAGATCATAGCCCGCATTATCAGAGGATAGGTTCTCAACAGTACCAGCCTTAGGATAGAACTGCTCACCCTGCTCGGTTACAAGGAGCTCAAGACGGTAGGTAACGTTCAGTGACATACCGTCATAAGCTTGTATGAGCGAATCAATTTTTTGAGCCCGTAAAAATTGATCACTGACCTATAACAGTCAGCTGTATCACAACAATGGTTAGCTTTGAGGACATTCGCAATATCCGTCTTCACTATGCCGATTACCAGAAGCCAGAGAGTGTACATATTACCAGTAAGTTGATTACTCTCTGGATCTTTAGTCTTTGTTACCTCACCTCAATCAACGCATCCACGACAAGCACTTCGATTATGTCGCTTCTTGGTATGTATTACGCAATTGGTGACATTGTCACATACTTCTATGTGAATTACATTCTAAAGAGAAATGAGGATGAGAATCTTAACCAGAAGTCAGCGGAGGTCGCAAATCAGCTCATCAATGAGGCTGACGATGATACCGATAGTGATCTGACATCTGATATGATGCCACAACTCTTTCGAAACACTACAAACTCCGAGGATGAGACTCATAATGAGAATGAGGAGGTGAATCGTAAGGCACTCGATCAGCTCCGAGTGTTTGAGAGGAAGATTCGCCAGAAGAATCTGGGGCTAGATGAGTACTCTGATCTGCCACCACTTATCAAGATGGATTCCGTTGAGTGGCCTTCTACGAACCTACTAAATTATATGAATCCGAATCTTCGTCAGCCTGGTCAGTACGCGGCGAGCCTGAATGAGACAGATGAGTAAAATCTAGTTTCCAAAAACGAGTGTACCTCTTTCACCCTCTACATTGTAAATCCCCCAACCAATACTCGTAGCTCTCATTACCACTCTTTTTTGTTTGGTCATCCCTTGAAGGGTATCCTTGATATCCATCCAGATGGTTGGCTTGTCTGCGGTTGTAAAGTTCAGAGTTCCAGATGGCTCCCGTCTTTGGGGTGCCTTGTAGCCATAGGATGGACCTACAGAAAAGGGAATCCAAGTGAGGGGGAGCCCCGAGGTTTTCTCACACTTTGTCCAAGGGCTAATCTGATTCCACAGATTTGAATCCCATTCAGATTCTCGTTCCTTTCCTGCAACCATGAACTTCAGAGTATTAAAATATGTTCCCCCACTGGTCTGTAAGGGATTCTTAAAGTTCCAGAGTTGATTGCGCTCGAGGGAATATGCGGATTGAAAGAAGATTAGAACAGACTCAGCTGGGTGACGACCATCTATGCGCTTTGTTATATAAGATGCCCCCCCATTACCCACTGATACATAGTCTGAGGGATCCAGGCTCAACTTATTCTCAAAGGGTCTCAAGAAGGGGATCTGGGTCGGTGTTTTCTTTAGAAGTGTCTGAATATCTTGTCTGACATAGCGTTGAGTTGTCTCCAGGGTGATAACAGGCTTCCCTATCTTTTCTCTTGGGATCGGCAAGAAGGGTTTCACATTTCCTGAAGAATCTCTAAGAGACAAATCTGTTCTAGACCACGGATTCGGTTTTATATTTCCTGCGGAATCCTCCACAAGCTCCTCAAGTCGTCTGAGCTTACAGCGAATTCTGTATTTCTGACCGGGGAGCGCAACAAAAGGGAGTCCACCTTCTTTTGGGTGTGCGCAGCCAATCAAGGGGAGTCTGAGAATGAGTTTCCCTGGTGTCGCGTTTCTCTGGATTTCAATCGGTGATCCCAAGTGGCCACCAAACTCCTTCAGTGCTAGTGACTCCTGATTCAGGGAGCCGTGAAGGTGTGTCCAGGCGTATAGGAAATCTCCAGAGAATTCTTGTAGTAGAAGTTGATCCTGGTAGAACTGAATCTGCTCAAAGAGGAAGGCGCCGATTCCCTGGGTGTAGCCATACCGGTTTCCTGAAGAATCTGAGATGACAGATTTCTTATTCAAGGCCGCAATATCTGGAGGAAGCCAGCTTGGAAGTTCCACAATCAAAGAAGCAGCGATCAGCAGATCTCCAAAGGCATCCATTTCCCATTCCACATAGCGGCCGAAATCTGTTGTGTTAAAAGAATGTGTAAGTCGGGTCTCATCAATCGTGGCTGGCCACGTTCCCATATCATAAGAAAAGGGTACCCTGGCATTCTTATCCATTGATAAAAAATAGACATCTTTTTTACCTCTGGCGACTAATTCAAAAAGAGATCCCTCTGCGGACGTTGCTGGACGATCCATCTAGTCCTGGGGGCTATTGGATTTTGGGGATTTTGGCGGGCTACATATTCACCTCTTCCAGATGAAGCTCATTCGTAACAAGGCCCGCATACTGGCTATAGGGATCAAAGAGCACCTTGGACTTGAACTTACTCGAGCGAGCCTTCTTGATTGCCTCTAGGCTGAAGTCCTCGCGTGTAGGCATAGGTCGACCAAGATCCTCCTCGTCCCACTCAGTCGGGTAATCATTGAGCTCACAGAAACTGGTATACCACTCACCCTGGATGTACTCTGCTGCCTGCTCAAGGGTGTAGAAGGTCTTGTTGTTGCGGCTCTCGAAGCCGCTGCTCTGGGTG